GTCTTTACCACGTTTGCAGATAGTCCCTTGTAGACCTGATGCAACTTCTTGTCCTTTGCAGCAATAAGCAGTGTTGCTTCATCCTCATGAAGACTCTCAAGCATCTGGACAAACATCGCCTCTCTCTTGTTCTGAGTAATCTGTGGATTACCACCCTTAATGAAGTGATACAACTTTCGTGATTCATGTGCAAGCACATTATGCTCTGTACCTTCGGGTGCATCATTTTTTGTGTATGGAACGTCACCCTCTGGAAGTTCCCACTCAATTTTAGGGTCAAATGATGATTTGATAATCATACGAAGAGAGTCATTATTATACTTGCGTAGATGTTCAATCTTCTCATTCTTTGTTTTCAACTTTGCGACCTTATTCAGAACCTCTGAAAACAGGGGTGTATATGTATCATATGCCATTTTAAAATTCTCCTATGGATTCAACGAGGTTGCGTAACCTCTTTTGTGTAAAGTAATTTAGTAGTTTGCTACGGTCACCTTCTGGTGCATCACAGAACTCTTCCAGAATTTTGATGAAGAGTTCATCTGGTGATTTGGTTAGATCAATCAGAGTTTCATTCCTCTGAAAGTTTCTTTTGACCTCATCATTGGGAAGGTCACCATCAATGAAAGATGCAATCTTCTTCTTGCTCAGTGGCTTCTGACGTAGACCATCAACAAAGCTATTATCTGGTGACAACACGTTAGGAACTCCATCACTAGAGTCACCCTTCATGACATGCTCTTTTAGATACTCCACTGGGTCAACACCATTCACATACTTCTTGGTGATGGGACTGTACTGTGTCACATTCTTGAACTTCTGTAACTGAATGAAGTCCTTGTCACCAGAAAGAATCAGTGTCTTACCGTTATCATATGCAAGTTCACCACATAGTGCGGCAATGATATCATCTGCCTCTGCACCATATACCTCAAGGAACTTGTAGGGGAAGAACTCTTTCAGTTCTGCCTTGATGGTATTCAGACACTCAAAGATGGCATCCCAATTCAGATTGGAATCATCCCGTGTCTTCTTACGATTGCGTTTGTAGTTAGGGAAGTAGTCTCTACGCCAGTAGTGTTTCGAGTCATAACAGAGAACCAATTCTCCATACTCTTCACGAAACATCGTGCGATACATGCGAACTGAATTGAGGATCATGTGACGAACCATATCAATCTCTGGTTCGATCTTCTTATTCATATTCAAGTGCATCATCACACTGGCCAGACTAATCTGGTTCATGTCAACTAAAATCATAATTATTCTTTCGTTCTATTTATAATGGTCGCATTGAAACTCATCATGCGTCTTTCACCTTCGACAGAGAATGGATATACAAAGTGTTTCAACCACGAAGGAAACACAAGGAACTTACCAACCTCAGGCTTGAACTTTAGATTGTCACTGCGAAAGTTCTGGTTCTCACCAAACGCAAATTCGATAAGACCCTTTGCTGGATAGTGATCCTTGAAATCCTCTTTCCATTCTTCTGTCATACCCTCTGGAACCTTTAGATAAATTGCAGCAGAGAAATCTCCATTGTGGTGGTGAATAGGATTAAAGTCACCCGCATACTGACTTACCACCCAACTCTGTGTCAGGTGGATATTGTCAATAGTTGGTTTTACTCCTGCACCCACTATTCTATTATAACTGTGTGCGCGGTTTTTGTCAACCATATAATTCAAATAATCTAGGCATCCCTGCTTCATTGTGCGAAACAGGTAGTCACGGTCAGACTTATCCTTGACAGGGATTTGAATTTCCTTGTTGACCTTACCCACGAGTCTATCAGAGAAGTCCCATTGCTTACTCTTCTCCTCATCTGCAAGAACATCATCTGCAACAGTGTTTACGATGTCAATGAAACGCTCTGATACAGTTGTCTCTAGAATAGTCGGACTGTATGGTTCATGGAACTTCTGGGTCATCATCCTCATCCATTCTCATCAACTCTACCATCTCAGTTATCTTATCCATTCGAATGACTGTTCGATGTGAGTTATCCATTTCAATAGTCGTTTCTGTGAATGTATCAACAAATTCATGGAGCGAGTATTCAAGACCAGCGTCACGATATAGAAGTGACTTCACAAGTTCAATGACTAGGGAAAGGTCACGAGAAAAATTTCGTTCTCCAATATCTACATCATTATCACTCATCATATGAATCATATCCATCACAAGTTTAGAGGACAGTTCTTCACAGAACTCCATATCTTCCTGACGAAGAAGTTCTTCCTCATTTGGAACGACGACTTTTCTTTTTCGCCACGGTCCTTTTATTACGTTGTTTTCGTTTGGGTTCTGGTTCTCCGTCATCTTTTACAACGATTCCTCTTTCTTCATTATACATTTCCTGTGTGTAAACCTGTCCCAATAAGGGATAGTATGTTCCAACATCGAACTTTGGTTCATCCTTCTTAGGTCCATACCAGTAATAAGCTTGTGCGATACAACGATTTTTAATTCTATGTTCTTGATGTTCTCCATAGAAATTGTCTACCCAATCTCCAGTGCGAAGGTATGCCTGCATACTACTTATATACCCCTCATGGATTTTGAGTTGTGCTTCTGCACCCTTGACCTTTTGACGAACAGACTGACGACTTGACTTTGCCAAATCCTGTTGAGTCTTGATCCACTTCTTGACTTTTGCAGGACTCAATCCATGATCGTCTGGTAGATTACGAAGACTCTCATGAATACTCGACTTACCGTAATCAGGGTTCTTTGCTGCTCTTGCTTCTCTTGCCTTTGCAAGACGTTCTGATGCAGCGGCCTTCTGTTCCTCAGTCATGGGTTTGCGAGGTTTACGTTTCTTCGGTGCAGTCCACCCACTATTGTCAGTCTTGACAGTTACCTTTTTTCTAGGCATGGATTAGTATCCCTGTTCTTCCATTCGTTTCTTTAGGTCACGTTCTGAACGACGTTTTGCGGCAGCCTTTGCCTTACGACGCTTGGTTCCTTTCGATTCATAGTACTCACGTTGTCGTAGTTCGTTAAAGAAACCATCTTCTGTTAGTTTCTTCTTTAGAATACGCATCGCCTTATCGACATTGTTATTACGAACATCAATTTTCACTTTTATCTCCTTCTCTAGAGTAGTATACATTCTTTAGGTCAAATAAGTCAATGCACTTTTTGCATCCACTACATGGTTTTGACATACCAGTAATCCATTTTCTGTTTTCTTTATCTCTCTTTGCCCTTACAATATATAGTTCGCACTTAGACAAGTCCTCAACATCGACAGACTTTAGTGCGTTCTTGATTGCATGGACTTCTGCGTGAAAAAATACTGCATGATTGTTCTTACAGAACTGTGCCTGGAAGGGGTGTGACTTCTTATGATTATATCCATAGGAAATTACTTTACCCTTGCGTACAACCGCTGCAGCAATTCTTGCACCACGCACAGGTTCTACTGACTGTGCAAGTCGAAAAGTCTCATCGAAGATTTCAGCGTTCATCCTCGCCTCATCTTTGCAACTTCTTCAGCAGACTTCTTGTTCCGTACTGGCACTGCGTTAGACTTGTGCATCTGTGCGATACCCATAATCTCTGTGCCGGTATAGACCTTCTCTTCTTTCTTTGCCATTGATGGGTCATAGAAAACTTGGTCGGAGCGGCAAGATTCGAACTTGCGACCCTCTGGTCCCAAACCAGATGCGCTACCAGACTGCGCTACGCTCCGTTTGTTGGCGCTCTCGACAGGACTCGAACCTGTGACCCACGGTTTAGAAGACCGTTGCTCTGATCCAGCTGAGCTACGAGAGCCTACCCCCATGCGCTTGAGGAACTTCTCGTGTTCCTTCTCTGCCGCAAGCAGGGACTTTGATTTCTTTGATTTCTTACGCTTCTTCGTATTCGTAGTCGAATAGTAAGAAGGCAATAGATGCATTCCACTCATAAAGATAACAATATACTAGTTGGAGGGATTTGTCAAGATACTTTGTTAGTCTCGTTAACAGTCTTGGCAATAATATCAGAGATTGGGATAAGTTCCTTTTCACCATTCTTATCAGTCTTGGTCCAAATATAACCATCCTTCTCTAGATTAGAGAGTAGGGCTTCAATCACATCAGTCAAGTCGTTGCGTGTTGACCAGCGACCAGCATAGTATGCAGCAGCAATACATGCGACTGCGATTAGTGAGTGAGTTAGTACGTCCATTAATAACCTC